CTCTTCGTTTGTTCTGAGAGCAAGCAACTCGTTTATCTTGTTGTAGCTCTCTAAGGTTGTGGCTTGTTTAGTGATTGTTGAGTTTTCTACACTACAAATAAAGCACTGAGTAGCACCAACAGTAACATTAATCTGGTCTTTAAGCGTTAAACGAATACGGTATCGGTCTGCGCCTGGAGAGGCCAAATTAGGCGAACCGCCTGTGTTATCATAAAGAGAAGTTGTGTCATTAACGGTAACAACGTCTTCAACGACTTCATAAACAATCTCGCCGTTTGCTGTCTGCGTGTATGGAGAAAGGTATAATGTCTGTTCTGGTGAATGAACAAAGTGCCCCAGAACAAACCAGTCGCCTTCGGCAACAGTTATCTTGGTGCCAACACCAACAGAGTCTGTATCATTTCCAACAGTGAGTGTGTAGTTACCGCCTGTTAATGTTTCTGTGTTTATAAACAGAGCCGTTGAGCCCGCAGGAGAAACTGTGTTTGCTCCTACATATCGTAAATACAAAGTATCAGTTGCATAGCCATCCACACCAGCAGCTTTAACGTCTAAAACGCGAGCAGTGTAACCACTAGTGGATCCGGTGAACAGAGTACCGACAGGAATATCAGCGAAAGTCCCGCCACCAACAGTAGATATTTTTACATATCGAATTTGATTATCGATAGTAATACCACCTGCCGAAACCCGCGAACCTTCTTTAAAGACATTTTTACCGTGCCTAGAAATCTCTTCTTGGATGATTGTCTGTAGTTGAGTTAATTCTCTGGCTTGTAGTGCACGACCACTATTGAATAATATTTGATGATACCCATCGCTATCATTCCAGTCGTCTTTATACGTTCCAGATAAAGTGCTCGAATTAAATGTGTTTGGCATTTTCTATCCTAAAAACTGATAATTAATTTAACATCTTCTGTTTGGTTGATTGCTCTAGAAACATCTACTTGGTTATGAATATATAGCATATCCCCAGAATACCGATCTATACTAGGTTGAATGACAGCAGGACCTGAATTTGCAACACTGCCGGATCCGTTACTAGTATTTGGTGCTCCGTTTAAACCAGTCAAAGCAGTAACAGCGTCAGCATTTACAAAAGCTCCAAAGCCGGTTTCTTCGTTCTGATAAAAATAAAGATGATTGGACGCGGCGTCCCAATGTACAACAATACCTTGTGCATCGTTTTGTTTAAAATAAACATCCTCAACAAATGCAGTCGCACCCGCTTGAAAGACTAATATCTGCAGCGCCTGAGCTGTGTTGCCTGTATATGGTACTGTAGAACCGTATTGTGTGGGATTAGAGATGATAGCTACTTGTCGGAAATCGTTTTCGATCAGAATACTACCCGACTCGTCGTCTTCAAAAACGCCCTGAACCATCAATCTGTTAGCGCGCAGAGTTTGAACAGGGTCTGCGGTCGGGCCATTTTTAGGACCAAGTACTGCTCGACCAACTGCTGGGACGGCAGGACTACCGCCAGTAAAAGTAACTGTAGCAAAATTATAACCAGACCCGTGTGCTGTTAGACCATGAGCTGAATCCATATATACATTCTGAACAACTCCGCCACTTACAGAAGCAAGAAACGCCGCGCCCGAACCATTACCGGTTATTGACACTGATGGAGTTCCTGTATATCCATAACCAACTGAGTCTAACATAATACTCAAGACTTGTCCACCAATAGACGCGTTTTGTAGGTCTAAATTGTCACTGTCTTGAGGCAATAGTCCGACTGTTGGAACCACTTTCTTTACTGGATATAAAGACAGAGTAGCATATCTATTGACGTCGTTTAAAGAAGGCTTGTATAAGTATTGCCACAAGTAACCTTGTCCTATGGCAGCTCCTGTGTCGGCCGTTCTGAATGAAAAGTTTCCATTATTATTGCCGATACCGTTTGGGCGAGCCGCTTCGTGATAATATCTTAGTGATGCCGAAGGTTCGATATCAGAAGACACAGCGTTCCCTGAAGCGTCTTTCCCTTGTTCGAGACAAAGAAATACCTGGCCCGCAGAGTTCACAACATAATGGTTTGTTGTTTGATTTGTTTCTGCGTCATCATATGCATAATATATTGAATTAGTCCAATTAACTCTATCGACAATCATATTAGAACCAGAGACAACTTTATATGACTGTAATCCGTGTCTTACTTTTCGTTGAAACGCTAATGAATTCACGTCCGAGTCGGCAATAACAGGAGGTGTATCAGAAGGATCCCAACTCAAGCTTCTTCCAAGAGCCATGTAATATAATTCTGTAGCATCGCTATCAACACTAGTCTCTAGAAGCTTCCCTAGAGTTTGTTTTAAGCTGTTTGTTACTTTCGCCGTCATTTATCTTCTCTTTTTCTTTATTTATTTCGATGTAGTAAGGATAGCTCGTGAAGATGAATTTACATCATCAAAGGTTAAAAGGTTATTTCTTAATGGTGTGATAGACCCCTGATTTGAAGGTATAGCTAGAACACGTATAAAAGAAGATCCTGGAATAGAAGTAGGAGCAAACCCATTTAAAACAATTAATCCAGATCCTGCATCATATTGGCCGACGTTATTGACAATAACTTGGTTGGCGTTAGAAACAATCTGAATTACATTTGACCCTAGTAAATTTCTTAGAGTGCAAGTTGTTGAATTAAAATTAAATACAGAACTTGTGATAGTGTATTGGTCTTTTGAAGTTCCAGCAATTGCAGCAGGAAACTGTAATAAGTATTCCGTAGCAATTGCAATGTTGTTCCCAGGAGTTAATCTTTGCTGCATTGCCACTTCTGCTCTACTAGAAAGAATTGCTGGGTCTGCTTCATCAATAGTAGTAAGCATATTTGAACGTCTGAACGTTTGCCCAAATCCCCCAAGATTAGCAGAGAAATAATTACTAATTGCTGTCTTCGCTGCAGCTTCTGCCGCAGTATTACTCAACGTTGTCAACTTAGGATTAAACTGAAACGTATTCTCAATTTCGATAAAGGTTTCGATTGGATTTACAAACACAACATTAAATGAAGCTATAGACAAATCTTGTACCAGCGCCGTTATTTCTTTTTTATTCTGGGTTTCTACTGCCGGTAGAATACCGTCTTTATATTTGATTGAAATATAAACATTACCATAGTTGGTAGGAATATTGTCTTCACCTCCCCATGACTGTATGTCATCAATAAGCGAAGAGTATTTTCTTAATATAAGCGTAGAGTAATCTGCTGCAGTTACCATACGGTTTTGACTCCCCCATAAGAAAGGAGCATTCTGCCTAATAGAATCAATAGATTCTTTTTCAGCGCCAGAAGCAGAATTGGCGACTGTCACAACGCTTAAGTCTTCGCCCTCAAACTGAGTGTCTGGGCTAAAGGTTAAAGCGCCATTCGCGTCAAAACCGTTAACAGAAAGATAAGAGACTTCGATTTTATTACCAGGCGCCGGTGTTTGACCCAGCGAAGAACCATTACTAAACGTCAGTTCGTAGAAACCATTAGGCGCTTCTCGAATCGCATAGATAGTCGAGGAAGAAGTAATCGTAGTCGAATCGTTTATGTTCGTATAAGTCGTAAACGCGCCCGACGAAGCGGTAGGATAAACCTTAACAGTAACCGTACCAAGGTCTAAGTTCGCGTCTGGAATGATATAGACATCATTCTCAGCAGCAGGACCAGCAGTAAAAACTTTACTGCTCGGAACGCCTTCGGTAATTTTAATATTTTCATCACCGTCTAAATTAAACGTATAGAGGTTGCCGACCTTGTTAGTTATTAGAGAATCTCTTGTTTGAAAAGTATAGGTCTGCGAATCAACAGTCGAAGTAAAGGTAAATCCTGCCGGCATTGTATATTGAGAAGCGCCTCCTACTTTATTAAACGATAAAGCTACAAGCGCGAACGCGCCAGACCTAGACCTTGGAGTGTAGCCTATCGCAGTAGAAAGACCAACAACAGAAGAACGAAGTTGTGCTGTTGATAGAAATGATTCATTAAGAGCAAAGTTTGCGGTCAACCCATTGTAATGAGTGTTGTACGCAAGAACATCAAGAATGTTAGAAAGGCCAGACGCTTCAAAATTATAATCAGTGAACTCACCACCTTGTTGATAAAATCTTTTCAGGTTATCTTTGATCGCCTGAAAGTCTAAACTTGTTGATTGTATTGTTGTTGCCATTTATCTCAACCTTGATAGTGATGTTTCAAATGATACAATTTCTGATGTATTTAATATTTGAAATTCTAAAAAAACAGATATATAATTTCGGTCTGGATTACTATTAACAATTAATTCTCGAACCTTTGCTCTTGGCTCGAACCTTTCTATTGACGTTTTTATTTGATATTCTAAGTCTGTTGCCGTTTCGCTCGCGGATAATTCAAACAACTGATTTGTAATGTTGGCGCCAAACGAAGGTCTGAATGGTTTCTCAAATCGACCTGTTTGTATCAAATTCATTACTGCTTGTTTCACTGCTGCAGCGTCTTGTTTTTTAAAGATATCGTTAGTAGTAGTATTTTTAGCTAAAGAAAGGTCTATATCTTTATAAACCCTATTTCGAGTCGTCGTAATACTCTTACCCGAGAGCTCTTGATCTTCTGTTGATAATACTTTTGCCATGGAAGTTATTTATATGCCAAATTCGACCAATTCGTTTCTAGTCATAAGTTTCTGATTAAAAACTGTTTCAACTTCTCCGCGAGGACTGACATCAAAAGATTCGGGACAAGAAGGAACAACGAGAATTATTTGACTTGAGAGGTTACCAGAAGGATCAAAAGTATCATAGTCTAAAACAAGTTTATCGTAGTGAGTATAATCTTTCCAATAAAGCGCTAAATCAAATGTTTTCTCATGATCAATTTCGCCATTTTTACCTATAAGTTGATAGACAACAGCGCGCCCTGTTTGTTTGTCTTTGTTGATATCATTTTCAGTCACAGCCTCATTAAAGGAAGGAACATACAATCCTTCGGCAACAATTAATCTATGATCGTTAAATTGCAGGTTATCAATTGTTGCTCTTAT